CAGACAAGGATAAACTTGCTGCTGCTTTTATGAAACGTATGCAAGAGATACTTAAAGCGGAAGGTGTTGAATATGTAGACAAGGTGTTGGCCGAGTTGTTGATGAAACACTATCCTGACTACAGGCGAGTGATAAACGAACTACAACGCTACAGTAGCTCAGGTGTCATTGACGAAGGTATCCTCAGCAACATAGGTGAGATCAATACGAAAGAACTTGTTTCAGCAATGAAAGAGAAGGACTGGAAGAAGATGCGCCAGTGGGTTGCTAATAATGTTGAGTCAGACCCTCAAGGTATTTTCAGATACATCTATGACAGTTTGATTCCCGAGGTTACTACTGTTCCTCAAATGGTTGTACTGATTGCTGACTATCAATACAAGGCAGCGTTTGTTGCAGATCAGGAAATTAATCTGACTGCTTGCTTGACTGAACTGATGGCGAGTATGAAGTTTAAATGAAAATTATCTTAGACACAGAAACAGAAAGAGTTTTCTATGAACCGGGTGAAGGTAACAATACTTTAGTATGTTTTTCCGGTATAGACTTTGATGTATTTGGTTTCAATAATTATAATCCCGAAGCAATAGATAGACCTGAGTTTGTAAAAGTAACTGCAGGCATCGGTGATCGTTTTTGGGTAATAGACAAAAAAAGAAGTTGGGGTTGTTATATTGACTACGAAAACCTAAACACTTTTTTGTCACCTTACTTTGAAGGCAAAAACGTAGTAGCACTAGGCAGTTGTATGGGTGCTACAAATGCAATCAAGTTTGCATATTACACAGATGTAAATAGAGTGATAGCATTTACTCCTCACTGGAGCGGTGATGAAAACGAGTTGCCTGGATTTTGGTTTGACAAAAGAACTAAATTTGTAAGAGACCGGGCAATGGCTACTGGCTGGAAAACATTAGATGGATGGTTCAGACCTATGACTACATACATTATGCTTTGGAGTCCTGACATTATAGATGTTCCACACATGATAAAGTTTCCTGCATTGCCTAACATAAAGCCTCTTTTCATAGTGAAATCTAATCATAGTATAGCTAGGTTCATAAAAATGTTTGGTGTGTTGCCTGATATGTTAGGTGAGTGTATCACAGCAAAGGATCCACAGTTAGGTGCCTCTAAAGTATTAGACAAGGCAGGAATATTACATGAGTTATTTTAAAGAGTTTGGACCTCCTGTTGAAGAGGTAGATGAAAAAGAATATGTTGAGAAGATTAAAAAGTTAAGTCCCTTTGACTATCTAAACACTATCACATACAGCAAACAGGACATAATGACAGAGGACAATGAGTCACAATACCCTGCCTTTATTATAAACAGAGGACTAGGGTTCGGTGTTGATACTGTCATAGCAGCTAACGAAATGAACAGCAGGACACATATTGATTATAGGATGCAGTATGACTTTTTACGTAGCGTGATACGTAAGTCAAAACGATATAACAAATGGATCAAAGCAGAGGAGAGTAACCTCGAAGCAGTGAAAGAATACTTTGGCTATAGTTATAACAAAGCTAAAGAGGCGCTGACACTTCTGTCCGACAAAGAGATAGCTGAGATCAAGGGTTGGTTAGCGACCGCTAAAGGTGGGAAGTTATAAATACTTTTGTTACTATGAATAATAATTAACAAAAGGTGTATGAAATGATTGACCGAGATAATTTCTTTGACATAGATTATCCCGACTACCAACCCCTAGAAATTTTGTTAGAGGATCCTGAAAACTTTTTGAAGATTAAGGAGACACTTTCACGTATAGGTGTGGCTTCAAAAAAGGACAACACATTATATCAGTCCTGTCATATCCTGCACAAGCAGGGTAGATACTTTATCACACACTTCAAGGAGTTGTTTGCTCTGGACGGCAAAGAAGCCGTATTTATGGATAACGATTTAGAAAGACGAAATACTATAGCAAAGCTGCTACAAGACTGGGGTTTGTTAAAAATCAAAAACCCTATTAGTGAAAACTTACTAGCTCCTTTGAGTCAGATTAAAATAATCTCTTATAAAGAGAAAGGTGAATGGAACTTAGTTCCTAAATATAATATTGGAAAGAAGCGTTGATTCTGAACCTACTTAAAATAGGTAAAAAAGTAGGATTCCCAATAGAAAAGATACAAAGTGTAGTACAAATATTTTTTACACTTGTCTCCTTGCTGTTGGTATCCAAATACTACAGCCCATTGGAAGTTTTTGCCTTACTGGTCATTTATTTTTTTATGGCTGGAATGATAGTATCCGGATACCTTCACAGATATTGCTCACACAGAGCATGGAAATGTCCTCGTTGGCTAGAAGTGTTGCTCATGGCATTATCAACAACAGGTCTAGCAGGAATGTGTATCGTTTGGTCAGGTATTCACACAGAGCATCATAGGTATACTGATAAAAAAGGAGATCCACACGGTCCTCAAAAAACTTTTTGGGAAAACATGATGATATTTTCATACTTTCCCAAAAGTGATAAAACACCTAGGTGGATGCTCAGGGACAAGATGTATAGAATACAAATGAAATACTATTGGGAGTTAGTAATAGTATTTGCTAGTATTTGGATTTATATTTTTAGTTGGCAAAGTTGGGTATTGTTTGTTGCTGTTATGTATTGGTGGCAAGTAGGATTGAACTTGTTAGGCCACACAAAGGCCATGAGACCAGAGAACAGAGGTCATATCATGGGTATGTTGTGGGGAGGTGAGTTATATCACAGTAATCACCATAAGAATCCTATGAAACTTTGCTTCGGAGAGCTTGACTTTCCATATTTTTTTATGATAAAATGGTTTGGTAGTTATAAATAAAAGGCCCCCGTGAGGTGAAGTACACTTTGATGATACCGAGCGGGAGGCACCACTACGCCGATAGGGTAGTGTAACATTAAAACTCGCTTAATAAAGGAGCACAATTATGGTACGTAAATATACTACTGCCAACATGGCAGAAATTTTAGATAATGTAAGACCGTTTACTATAGGTTTTGATCGTTTGTTTGACAATCTTCACAATGTTTCGGAGATTCATAGTCCAAACTATCCCCCCTATAATATTATTGCGGATGATGATGAGCATTTCACTATTGAAATTGCTTGTGCAGGATTCGCTAAAGATGAATTTAATGTACATTTACTTCCAGATGGCAACAAGTTAATTGTCCAGGGCGTACAAGACCGAGGTGAGGATACTAGAAAATTCTATCACAAAGGTATTGGAGCTCGTAACTTTACACATTCATTCGCACTTGCAAATGATGTTGAGGTTGTAGATAGCGTTTACAAAGACGGTATCCTTGAGATTACCCTAAGACGTGTTGTACCGGAAGAAATGAAACCAAGACAAATTGAAGTGAAATAAAAGGAGAAAGCTATGTCCGATGTACAAGTTGTCAAACTCACAACAGGTGAAGATGTTATGGGTAGAGTCACAGAAGTTGAACTTGCCGACCACGGTAAGGTTCTCAAAATAGATAGACCCACAGCAATTATTTTACGTCCTAAAGATGAAACGGGTACACAATTTGGCGTCGGACTAGCACCTTATGCTATCTATGCTGAGAATCATAGTATAATGATTATGCCTGCTCATGTTGTTGCAATTTTCCCACCAGATGGTAAACTGAAAGACGAGTATATCTCTAAGGTGACGGGTATTGCTTTGGACACAGGAACTCAGGTTCTTAAAGAAGGTTAAAAAAATGTATGAATACAAAGCGCGTATTGTAAAAATTGTTGATGGTGATACCGTAGACGTAGACATTGATTTAGGTTTCGGTATTTGGTTAACAGATGAGCGGGTTCGTATCATGGGCATTGACACCCCTGAAAGTAGAACCCGGGACAAGGTTGAAAAATTCTTTGGTAAAGCAGCAAAGGCAAGACTCAAGGAACTTCTTGGACCTTACGCCACGCTAAAGACAAGAGTGGCGAGAGACGGTGAGGACATGAGAGGCAAGTTTGGCCGAGTCCTCGGTGACTTTGAAGTTTACTATCATGCCGAAGATAGATACTCTACCGTGTCACACATCTTAATCAATGAAGGTCATGCCGTTGAGTACGAAGGCGGCAGTAAAGAAGATGTACAGGAACAGCATCGTCTTAATCGTAGACGTCTTGTTAATGAAGGTAAAGTTACTATTCCTGACAACCTAAGGGCATTTATGACTTGACATTGAACTCCACATATTATATAATGTTGTTACTTGAATGGAGATCTAATGTCAAATTTTTACACTTACGCTAAACACTACGGTAACTCAATACTTTACCGTGGCATTGAGAATGGTAAACGGGTATCTAGGAAGGTACCCTTTTCACCAACACTCTTTGTTCCTTCTAAAAACGAATCCCCCTACAAAAGTATGTTCGGTGAACTGGTTTCGCCTGTTAAGTTTGAGACTAACAAAGAAGCATCCGAGTTTGTAGAACAATACAAAGAAGTATCTAACTTTCCCGTATATGGTCAGACACATTGGGGTTATCAGTTTATTGCTGAAAAATATCCCGGTGAAGAAATGGAATGGGACATTTCTCAGATTAAACTATACTCAATAGATATTGAGACTACAGTTGAAAATGGTTTTCCTGACGTATTCAATCCACTAGAAAAGATTACACTTATCACAATACAAGACAACGTGACTAAAAAGATAAAGTCATGGGGTTTAGGTCCTTACACTCCTGGCGAGGCGACAGCACATCTTGATGTAGAGTATGAAGGATTCAGTAGTGAGAAAACTATGCTCGGTGCATTTATCAAGTGGTGGGCAAACTTTACTCCTGATGTTCTCACAGGTTGGAACATAAAACTATTTGACGTACCCTATCTCATTGTTAGAATGGAACGTGTGTTCGGTGACGAGGCAGGAGACGCTGCTAAGAAACTTATGTCACCTTTCAGACTTGTTCGTAAACAGGAGAGGACATTCGGTGGCAGAACTTACTTGTCATATGATGTTCAAGGTGTCGCACAGTTAGACTACTTGGATATCTATCAGAAGTTTACATACGTTACCCGTGAATCATATAAACTAGATCACATAGCAGAGGTCGAACTAGGTCACAAGAAGTTGGACAATCCTTACGATACATTCAAAGAGTTTTACGAGAAGGATTGGAATAGGTTTGTCGAATACAACATTATAGATACAGTGTTGGTTGACCAACTTGAAGATAAGATGAAACTTATCGAACTCTGTATGACAATGACCTATGACGCTAAGATGAACTTTGAGGATGTATTCAGTCCTGTAAAAACATGGGACTGTTTGTTATATAATCATTTGTTGAAGCAGAATATTATCATCGGTCAAGGTAATGGTCGAGCAGCAAGGACTATTGCAGGTGCTTACGTACAGGAACCTGTTCCTGGTGCCTATCAATGGGTAGAGTCCTTCGATGCTACTTCACTGTATCCTTCTATTATCATGCAGTACAACATGAGCCCTGAGACACTGGTGCCTGGTGGTATGATAGACGTAGACGTTGATGGTATGTTGGAGAGGAAGTATACGTTTGACACCGATGACGCTATAGCTGCTAATGGTCAGACGTTTACACGTAGTAGGCAAGGTCACTTCCCTAACATTGTTCAAAAGTTTTTTGATGACCGACAGCGTTACAAGAAACTGATGATTAAGGCTAAGCAGGACTATGAGAAGGATAAGGATCCTAACACGAAGAAACTGATAGCAAAGTATAATAACTTTCAGATGGCACGTAAGATTCAACTCAACTCACTCTATGGTGCGATGGCTAACGAATACTTCCGTTACTATGATGATAGGATAGCAGAAGGAATCACACTATCCGGGCAGTTTATCATCCGGGAGACGGCTTCGGCACTTAACGAATTTTTGAATGATACGTTAAAAACAGAAGATGTAACCTATAGTTTCTATACGGATACTGACTCTTGTTATATTACTCTAAAGGCACTGGTCGATAAGTTTTTCGCAGACAAGCCTAAGGACAAACTTATTGACATTCTGGACAAAGTAGGCGAAGAACAAATCGAACCTTGCATCGCTAAGGCAATGACAAAACTAGCAGAATACACTAATGCCTTCGAGGAAAAGATATTCTTTAAACGTGAGGCAATCGCTGATAACTGTTTGTGGGTTGCTAAGAAACGATATGCTATGAACGTGTGGGACAACGAGGGTGTGCGTTATGAGACACCTGACTTGAAGGTAATGGGACTTGAAATTGTTAGATCCTCAACTCCTGCTCCTGTACGTGACAGTCTACGTGAGGCTGTTCGTATTTGTCTGACACAGGATGAAAAGGCATTACACGATTATGTGGAAAAAACTAAAAAGTCCTTTTTAGCAATGACTCCTGAGGAAATAGCATTTCCACGTGGGTGTAACAATATGTCAAAATATAGAGATGTTGGTAATATCTACTCAAAAGGATGTCCTATTCATGTTCGAGGCGGTTTGTTGTATAACCACTATCTGAAAGAATTTAATATAAGTGAGAAATACGAGAAGATACAAGAGGGTGATAAAATTAAGTTTATCTTCTTAAAAGAACCCAATACTATAAGGGAAAATATATTAGGTTTCAATTCAAAAATCCCTAAAGAGTTTGGTATACATAGTTACATAGATTATGAGATGATGTTTCAAAAGGCATTTTTGGAACCATTAGATACAATTGTAAAGACTCTCGGTTGGCACACTGAGAAACAATCTACACTTGAGGACTTATTTGCATGAAGATTCTAATCGTAGGACATGGCTTTGTTGGAACAGCCACAGAGTATTTGTTTAGAAAAACAAAAGCTGAAATACACATTTATGATACTGTAAAAGGACAAACAGGGTTTTGTGACGAGGACACATTTGATTATATTTTCTTGTGTGTTCCTACACCGATGGATTATAAAACAGGCAAGTTGGACATGAGCATATTGACAGACGCTTATGATGAATGGAACTGGAGAGGACAAACTGTCATTCGTAGCACTATTGGTCCTGACCAGGTTGACTTGTTTCCTAACGCTATTATGATGCCTGAGTTTCTGAGAGAGAAACATTGGAAGGGAGATGTAGATGATCCTAAACTACCTCTTATTGTTAGTGATTCTGATACAGTAAAAAAGTTTGAAAAAATGTTCCCAGGTAAAAATGTATATTATTTGAGGCCCAAAGCTGCTATGATGTATAAGTTATCAAGGAACACTATACTGGCTATGAGAGTAGCTTTGGCAAACAACCTAAAAGAGATTTGTGACGAGCAGGGTGTAGAATGGGACACTTTGGCATTTATGTTTCAGGGTGAAGCAGCGTTGGGATATACACATTGGCAGGTTCCTGGAAATGATGACAAACCAGGCTTTGGTGGAAAATGTTTACCTAAGGACTTGACACACATGGCATCATTGTGTTATAATGATGACAATCTATTACAAAAAGCTTTGGATGAAAACATGGTAAGGAGAATAGAATGGTTGGGTATAAGAGAGCCATCGTACTAGGCAACGGTGAAAACCGTCGCCATGTAGATATACCAGATGATTGTGATGTTTGGGGTTGCAACTACATCTATAAAGAAAATATAAATTTAGATTTTTTGGTAGCAACAGATGTTCACACTCAGCATAATATATACTGTAGCAAGTATCCTGTAGAAAACACTTGTTACTTTCTTGGATGGGATGTATTGGATTCGGATGATGTTGTACCTGGTATAATAGCTTCTACAGGTGCGATCTCACATGAGAATGAATATACTGAATATGGTGTAGTCGTTGGTGGACACAACAACAGTGTGTATTTTACATATCTACAAAAAGATGATAATGTTATACCCGTAGAAGAATCCGAACTACCAATGGAGTTTTCGTCAGGAAGTTTGGCTATGTATTTAGCAAGCAAGTCAGGTAAATATAATGAAATAATTTTAGCTGGCTTTGGTGATGATGAACACATTTATGAAGAAAATAATGTGCCTAATAAAGAAGTATGGAAAAAAGAAAGAGAATATATTATTCGCTATTTTAGCGATATGAAGTGGAGATTTATATGAGTTTAATTGATAAACTAAAAAAGAACAGCACTATCAAAGATACATCTGTTCTAACCAATTCAAAGTTTTTCGGAATGAAAGACTTGATTCAAACCTCAGTACCTGCATTGAACGTAGCACTGAGTGGCCGCGTTGACGGTGGACTAACACCTGGACTAACAGTATTCGCAGGCCCGTCAAAGCATTTCAAAACAGCATTTTCACTGCTGTTGGCAAAAGCATATCTGGACAAGTATGATGATGCTGTTATC